CGGGCGACTCAGCCACGCCGTCTCCGGTCACGCAGACAGTAGCCGCCCGCAATGCCAGCCAGCACCACAAACCAGTAGTAGTACCTCGAGTACTTCAGACTGGGCCGGCGCTGTTTGATCATCCGCCACCTGGCAACGAAATCATGCCGCCTGGCGGACCCGGTACGACTGGGGCACCCGGAATTCCGCCCGGCGGCATGCCTGGCCCGGCACCTGGCGGAGGCGGTGGCGCAATCGGGAGTCCTGCGCCGGGTGAAGGAACTGGATTTGGCGGCATGCCACCGGGCGGACCCATGGGCGGGGTGCCGGGCGTGCCACCGGGGACACCCGCGGCGCCCGGTGGGGCCATGTTCGGCGGCGGCACACCCGACATCTCTTCCGGACTGGGCATGCCGGCCGCGGCCATCCGCTCGGATTCGATCGTGCCCAGCTTCTGGAATACCTTCTGCTTGAGCAGCGTCTGCACTTCCTGGGTGTTCTTCAGGTCGTGCAGCAGCCAGCTCTTCTCGACCTCGTCCGGATTGCTGCCGCTCTGCTCGACGGCGTCCTCGTAGGTGATCAGCTTGAGCTGCATCTTCTCGCCGATCGCTCTGGTCTGGATGATCTCGTTGCTGGGCGTGGACGGGCTCAGCTTGGCGTCATAGCGATGCACGCCCTTCAGATCGTCCGGCCCGACTCCCAGCCAGCTCGCCTTGCTCTGACCACCGATCGTCTTCTTGCCCTTCTTGGCCTCGATCTCGCCCCACGCGTAGACCTTCTCGCCAATCCGCTTCTCGATCAGCCACGACTCGAAACCAACCCGCTCACCGAGCGCGACCTCGGCATTGCTGACGATCGGATCCCAGCCCAATCGCGCGAGGTACGCGGCCTGATTCAGGGCATAGCCGGATTGGTCGGAGGCGACGACACCCTGGACGACGCTCGGCAACGCCATATCCATGAAGTGCTGGAGGTCACCCTGCAGCTTGTCGAAGTCGATGCCACTCTTGGGCTGGTCGATCGGGCTGATGTCGAACGGATAGAGCTTGCCCGGCTCGATTTTGGTCTGCTGCTGCTCGCGCCCATCGTTGCCGTACGGAGCCTGTGGCACACCCGGTACCTGACCAGGCGGTACGTTGCGCTTGAACGCCGGAAACGCCGTCAGATAGGCCGCATTCAGACGCATCGTGAGCGTCGAGTCGAGGATCGGGAACAGCGTCAGGAACGGCGCCAGAATGCCCAGCCCACACCGCTCCGGCAGCCGGCTCGCGGTGGTGATCCCGAGCGCATGGAAGTAGGGACCGCGCAGCGTCTTGAGCAGTGGATCACCATAGCTGTGCGGGATGACCTTGCACAGCGTGCCCTCGCCCATCTTGCCCGGTCCCTTGTGGCGCTGATTCGGACCCTGTAGCACGATTACCTGACACTTGTAGTCCCAGGCCTCGATGCAGCGGATTGTGGTCTGACTGCCATTGCTGCTGCTGGCGCTGCTGCCGTTGCGACCATACCGGCCCGCCCACTCCGCGCGCGCCAGCTCCGCAGCTCTGGGATCGAGTCCGCTCCACGTCTTGGGAGCGACCACATTGCCATGGCTGTCGAGACCGGTGTCGAAGCGCTCGAGCGCTTCGAGATACGGCAAGTCCTTGATCTCGACAACCGCGGTCAAACCGTTCTCGTTTTTGGTGTAGTAATAGGTTTCCGGGGGCACATCGGTGGTGCAGATCGGATAGGGCAAACGGAGTTTCACTTCCTCCGTTTTGGTGTGGTACATGCGATCTTTGGCGTCCTGGTCGTACTCCTTGATCGCGTCGAGCTCCGCTTCGATGTCCTTACTCTCTTTGTCGTACTCGCCCCATGCTGTGTGGCACCGCTCGACCGTTTTCAGGATGCCCTCACCCTTGACGGCCAGACTCCACATGAACAGCCTGAGCAATTGCCGGCGCGCCTCTTCCTCCTGACGCTTCCAGGATGACTCGAAGAAATGCTCGCGCAGTGTAGCGTTCTGCTGGTAGATGTCGCCGAACCCGATCGGCTTGAACTGGATACTCATCGGGTTCACGCTCAAGGCTGCGGTGACCGTATTGGCGATGTGCATGGCCATGGTGGTGCCGCCACGCACCTCGATAGCCGTCTTGCGATACGCCTCGGGGATTTCGACTGGCAATTCGCCAAATAGGACCGCGTCAATGTCGCGGTACATCTGGTCGCGTTCGGAGAACTGGTGGACCAGATCGTCGGCGAACTCAAGCGTGGCGCGCTCCATCGCTTCCTCGTCTTTGGGCCGGCTGCCGAACCAGCCGCTCGGCGGCGCGCTGCTCATGCTCACGGACCGTCCTCCATCAACCAGTCAGGCTGGATGCGGCGGATACGCGCTACCTCATCCTGGATCCACGCTACGTCGTTGCCGACCGTCGACTCGCTCACCCCCAACTGGTCGGCGATCTCGCGATACACGAAGCCCTGCAGGTGCAGCACGAACGACTTCCGCCGGCGCACCGTCAGCTCGTCACTCACCGGCGCTGCTCCGTCAGGTACAGCGTGCTCGGCAGCGCCGCGTAGATCTGCGTACCCGCGGGCCCGTACAGACCGAAGCCGATGCGCCCGCTGCCCGGCTCGGATGGCACATAGTAGGTACCGCTGGCCATCATGCCGAAGTTGTTCTCGGGTGCGTCGAGCGCCCCGAGGGCCTGGTCGGGGTTAGCACCATTGAGCATGATCCCCCACACGATGCGCTGGCCCTTGGTCGGACAGCCCAGGAAGACGTTGAACTCGATCCGCACCAGCCCACCCTCGAAATCAGCCGTGGCCTGAACCGGTGTCTCGGTCCACACGTTGCTGGTCGGCAGCGTCCAAGCGACCAACTGGGCATAGCTGCCAACACGTTCCTGGACGGTGCCGGTTGGCAAGACCACCGGTCCGCCGAGGACGACCAGCTTGCCCTTGTGCGTCCAGAGTCCCGCAGTTTGTCGTTCACCACCCAGGACCCGGTCCTCGACGCCGTGCGTGGTCATCTGCTGAACACCTTGAGCGTCAGCCAGATACCGATTGTCCAGCCAAGGATGCCCAGCAGCGTGCACCAGAACAGCGTGCGCTTGGTCATCCGAAGCTCATCTCGAGCGCGCGCTCATCCTGAACGGGCTGCGCTTCGGCACACAGCCCGTACCTGAGCGCGTCGACCTCGTCGTCGGGCGTACGCTGGTGGCCGACCTTGTCGGCGACGTCCTCGGGGTCGAGCGCGTCCATGACCATCGCTGGCAGGTTGCGCATCAGATTCGGGCAGCGGCTACCCATGATCCTGAGCCGCGGGAGGTCCTCGAGCTCGACGCCGCGCTGCTCGGCGATCTGCGTCCCGTGCGCCAGCGCTCTGCGCACGATGGCCCAGCCCTGGCGGCGGTTGTTCATGCCGGCCACAATGCCGCCCTGACTAAGCGCCTGAACGCCCTTGTCGGCGTACACCCAGGCAATGCTTGGCCGATTCTGCTCGCCACGTTGGTTGAACATCGAGGGGTCCAAAATGACCAGGTCGATCCGTTCGTCCTCTGAGCGCTCCACGATCAGGGCTGCCTGCTGCTCGTCTCGGATGCCGGCGATCGAGACCTCGCGGTACACGTAGATCGGACCACCGGGTTTTTCGCGAGCGAACCACAACGCCACGAACGGGTGGGCATAGCCGTAGTCGACGCTGATCCAGCGCGCCCAGTCAGCGGGCGGATCGAACGCTTCGACGATGTGTAGCCGCGGGTCAAATTCGGTGAAGAACATGCCCTCGGCGGCGACTCTGAGCCCCAGCAGCAGCCTGTCCCTGAGGTAGCCGGTGAGCGCCTCGAGCGGTGCTAGACGCTGGGGCGTAATCGTCGGGTTGTCGGCGTGCTTGGCGAACAGAAAGGTTGTCGTGCCAGCGGTTTCGCGGTCGTACAGCCACCAGCTCGGCTCGCGCGGGTTGAGGTCGGCGATGATCTGCTGGTAGGGCATCGTGCCGCCGCGGCCGGTCACGCGCGTGGTCAGGATTTCCCAATCCGATTGCTCGAGCTCGCTGACCTCCTGGACGTACGCCATGTCCAGCTCGGCCGACTTGAGCCGCTCGGGGTCGTCCAGACCGAACAGGTAGATCTTCGAGCCGTTCGGGAAGCGGTACTCCTCGCCCTGCCAGAGCTTGCACGCGCCTTCCGGCACCACCTGACGCTCGAACGTCTGCATCGCCGTCGCGGTCAGGCTCTTCCTGGTCTTCCTGACGAAGGCCGCGCGCGCACCCGGGTACTTGGTCATGGCCGTGAACACTTTCTCCAGGCACGCGCGCGACTTCCCGGTATCGGCCGGCCCCTCGAGCACGACCTCGTGATCGCGACACTTGAACAGCTCGAGGCAGGCACCGTGTGGTCGGTAGGGACGAGTCGCAGGATCGACGGTCGCGCCACGGGTGTGCGGCTCGACCAGCAGCGGCATCAGCCTAGACGGCTTCCCACATCTCAGAATCGACCGTCTTGACGATCGTCGTCTGGGTCACTGATAGCTTGTCGCCCCACTTCTCGGGCCTGAGCGCTTGCAGCAGCTTGACCAGGATCGCGTCACTGGGCCGCCACTCCTGGACCTCTTCGATCAAACGGCCGTTGCGAATCACCCGCCGGGTCAGCTTCGAGCCCTTGACCGCTCGATCACGCGCTTCGGCCTCGAGGCGATCTACCGCCTCGATCTCGGCCTGCTGGTAGAGCAGCGCGAACGTGGTGTCGTGCTCCTGCCATGTGCGCACGGTTGAGCGCGTCGTGCCGGCCGCCTGAGTGGCCAGAGTCATGTTGCCGGTTAGTCGAAACGCCTCGAGGAACTCCTCGCGAGCATGCTCAGGTGAGCGGTTTCCGCCCTTCCGACGAACTGGCGGTTTGGCCGCAGGCTCGAGCTTCGGCAAGGCCACAAGCGTCGGAATGTGGGCGTGGCGATCGCGGTGACGGATGAGCGCGTCACGGGTCACCCCAAACTCGCGCGCCAGGGCCACCATCTCAGGTCGCTCGCGTAGCCGCTCGTCGATCAGCTGGATCTCGGAATGTGCGCACACAGTGCACCGCTGACCCGCCATCGTGGTCGAGTGTAACGCTTGGAAACACATGAGGGAACTGCGCTCCGCTTCATGACCCTGACGCCCGTCGTTGCCGGCCCGGGACAGGCACCGTTTCGGGTCGTAATTCAGGCCATAATTTGGGTCGTAATTCGGGTCCCGGCCATCATGTGCGCTTTCTGGCCAGCCGAAACGCGTGCCTGTCCCGGGCCG